AGACGGCCACTTGGGATGACGCCCCACACCTACGAGAAGAGACCAAAGAAGAGATACTCAACTCATTCCCCGAATACCAGCGGGACATGCGATCACGCGGCGTTCCCCTAATGGGCGCTGGCCTGATCTTTGAACACGCCAAGTCTGCTATTAGCTGCCCTCGATTCACCATCCCTGACCACTTCTTTGTTCTGAATGGCATGGACTTTGGCTGGGATCACCCGCAGGCCCACGTACAACTGGCCGTTGATCCTGATAGCTCCACTATTTACGTCGTCCAAGCTTGGAAGGCATCCAAGAAGCAGCCACACGAAGCATGGGCGGCTGTAAGGCACTGGGCAGACAAGATACCTACCGCATGGCCCCACGATGGCCTACAGCATGAGAAAGGCTCTGCCAAGCAGCAGAAGGAATACTACGAAGAGGAAGGCTGGGTAATGCTAGACGACCACGCCACATGGAAGGACGGCGGCAACGGGGTAGAAGCTGGCCTGATGGAGCTGAACAACCTGATGAAAACTGGGCGCTTCAAGGTATTTGAGGACTTGCATGAGGTATTTGAAGAGCTGAGGGAGTACCATCGCGAGACAAAGCCAAGTGGCCTAAGCAAGATTGTCAAGGTAAAAGATGATATTATTGACGCCATCCGCACAGCCTACATGATGCTACGCTTTGCCGAGCGCAAGGGTGATCTGCTGTCGGTTGATGAGGATGACGATTGGGACTACCAGCCTAGCCTACCAACGAGCGCAGGGGGTTACTGATGGCTAAGAAGAAAGACCCAAGGCTTGAGAGGGCTGGGGTGTCGGGCTACAACAAGCCAAAGCGCACCCCTAACCACAAAACCAAATCTCATGTTGTGGTGGCTAAAGATGGGGATCAGGTAAAGACCATAAGATTCGGGCAGCAGGGGAAGAAAGGCTCCCCTGACGGCACAAAGCGCAATGAGGCATTCAAGGCCAGACACGCCAAGAACATCAAGAAGGGCAAGATGAGCGCGGCATACTGGGCGAATCGCACCAAGTGGATTATACTGCTACCAATGTTAAATGGCATGTGGGCAGTCTACTATGCGAGCAATTCAGGATTCACGGGTATCTTCAGTTAATGGTAAGTGGCACGCAACCTGTGTATGTGGGAAAGAAAGCGCCTTTTCCGCGAAGAGCGGGGCGCTCAAAATGTTGGAGCGCGGCAACTGTCGCCATTGCAAGAAAGACTATAGGAATGTAGATGGTGATGTGCCAATCTACAAGAACGCAGAAGGTAAGTGGTGCTCTACCTGCCCAGGTTGCGGAAAGGAGCAAGCGTACACGCGCAAAGACCACGCCAAACAAAGCGAGCTGGGTGATTGGCAATGCAAACCATGCGCAACACAGGCTAGGGGTTTTGTCAGAAATATGCCGGTTGGTGATGGCAGGCGTCTCTACAATAAATTTAGGAAATCTGCCAATAACCGCCGTATACCGTGGCGGCTTAATTACGACGAGTTTATGTCTTGCTACACTGGGTATTGCGCATTATCAGGGCAAAAGTTAACCATGAAGTTTGGTAGTACCACAGCGTCGCTTGACCGTATAAACAGCAATCTGGCCTATGAACTTGGTAACGTGCAGTGGGTTTCGTGCGAAATAAACATGATGAAGCGAAACCTAAACCAAGAAAGGTTCTTGGAAATATGCAAGTCAGTAGCGGAAAGGAGCGCATAGCATGGCTAAGAAAGGTTTGTATTCAAACATTCACGCAAAGAGAAAGCGCATAAAGGCTGGCTCTGGCGAAACAATGCGAAAGCCAGGAGCCAAGGGCGCTCCAACCGCCAAGGCTTTCAAGAAGGCTGCTAAAACGGCCAAAAAGAAATAGGTGACTCATGAGCGTTAAGCAGCTAGTCGAGAACATAGACTCAATCAACATTGCCGAGGGCTTGGACGATCAAGTTCTGGTGGATATTGGCAACCGCGTCTACCGTCAGTTTGAGGAAGATGACAGGTCAATGGATGATTGGGTTGAAGCCGTTGAGAAGGGCATTGACCTAGCCAAGCCTGAGTTCGATGGCAAGTCGTTCCCGTGGGAGGGGGCGAGTAACTACAAAGACCCTTCATTGATGCAGGCTTCTATCCAGTTTGGCGACCGCGCCACGTTGGAGCTGCTTAGACCAAAGAGCCTTATTGCTGCTGATGTGATTGGCAGGAACCCACCGATGGAGAAGAAACAAGTCGCTGAACGGGTGACTTACTTCATGAACTTCCAAATCAATCACGATATGGGAGACTGGCGCAACGACCAATCCCGCCTGTTCTACACCCTCCCCTGCGTGGGAACCGCATTCAAGAAAACCTTCTACAACCCCATCACTGACAAGCAAGAGTCTGTCTGCGTCCAATACCCTAACTTCGTGGTCAATCAGGCCACCAAGTCAATGGACGACTGCCGTTCGTTCTCGCATATCCTTGACCTGTCCGATGAGGAAGTGGCTGGTCGCGTCCGTAGCGGTATGTGGCTGCCCCTGAAGTCGATGACAGAAGCCCAAGCCGAGAACCCTGAGCTAGACCCTAATAACTCTGACAAAGGCTCCAACGAGGCTGAGGAAGTTATTCACGCTGCCGATAACGAATACGGCTACATCGAGCAGCAGACGTTCTATGACATTGATGACGATGGGGTAGAAGAGCCTTATGTAATCACCATTTGCCGCCAGTCCCGCCAAGTGGTGAGGATTGTGGCCCGCTATGACCGTGAATCTATCCGCGTGATGCACGATATTGGCGGTCGTGAGGTCATGGTCACTCTGGACGAAGCTATTGAGATGGATCGCGCCCAAGCTGTCCAGAACGTAGGCGGCGAGCAGTTCATGATGGATATGGGAATTGCCCCAGAAATCATTGAGCCGCAGCTAGAAGATTACGAAGTCATTGAAGTTGAGCCGCTCCACAACATAACCAAGTACGGATTCATCCCATCCAATGACGGGACATTCCTTGACTATGGTTATTACCACTTGCTCGGCCCTATGGTGGACTCTATTAACACCACCACCAACCAGATACACGACCGAGGCACACTGAACAACGTAGGTGGAGGGTTACTTTCCAAAGAGTTCCGCAATGAGAAGGGGATGCAACGCCTGCGGATAGGCGAGTGGAAGCAAACAGCCGTCCCTGCTGACAAGATGGCTACGGGTATTTATCCCAATCCTGTTCAGGAGCCTTCGCAAACCCTCTATGCCCTCAATGAGTCGTTCAGAGAACGCGTACAGCAGCTTTTAGCAGCCGCTAATGACTCAGGTGCCATCACTGCCCAAACAGCCCCCACAACGGCTCTGGCGATCATTCAGGAGGGCATGATACCCACCTCTGCCCTGTTCAAGAGAATCCTAGACTCTCAATCCCATGAGTTCCAGATTCTATTCCGGCTGAACAAGCGCACTCTGGATGACGACAAGTATCAGAGGGTTCTCGATGAACCGGCCAGCGCGCAGCAGGACTTCAACACGGAAGGGCTAGACATATACCCCACGGCCAATGCTGACATGGCCTCCAAGATGCAGCGCATTCAGACGGCAGAGATTGAATTGAGCCAGTTTGACCGCGTATTGCAGACGGGTGGCAATCCTGTTCCGTTGGTTAAGAACTTCTTTGAGGCAATTGGCTCCAACTTGATCGACCAGCTTTACCCCGAAGAGGGCGCACTGTCCCCTGCTGAGCGTGAGCAAATGCAGAAGATGCAGCAGGCCCAAGAAACGGCCAACCGACTTCAAGAGCTTCAGGTTCAAATCCTTGAGCGCGAGCAGGAAAGGATGGACTACAAGACCGAAGCCGAGGTTATGGACATGGCGACCAAGCGTGAGCAGGATCAGGAGCGCATTGAGCTTGACCAGACCAAGCAAGAGAACAGCGTCATCATGCAGCTTAAAGAGCTTCAGGCGAAGATCACTGAGATGGAGCTGAAATACGGCGCGGAGCTTGAGGGCAATGATGAGCCGGTTCAGATGCCACGATTCTCCTACAACCCCATCTCTGGTGAGCTGACCCAAGATGCCTGAAGCCGTTGTTGACATAGCGGGCTATGGCCCTATTCGGGTTGATACTGGCGAATACGCCCCGACTCCCGCTGCCCTGAAGCAGATGCTTGACCAGAAGTTCTCTGAGTTCAAGGGTTTCATAGACACGGTTTACAAGGGCATGAGGCCGGAAGATAAAGCCGCCTTGTGGACTACGCCCATCCCGATTGTGGGCGATGCCGTGGGCTTGTACGCCGATGCCACTATGTACATCAACGACCCCGAATCACGGACGATGGCTAACGCGCTGTTGTCTGCTGCGGGTGCGGTTCCGTTCATTCCTGGCGCTTCTACAGCTAGAACTGTGGCAGGTGAGTCGATTGATAAAGCTGTTGAGACAGTTAAGAAGAACCTCAACGCTTGGCATGGCTCACCGCACAGGTTTGACCGTTTCTCCATGTCCCAGATTGGAACGGGCGAGGGAGCGCAGGCTTATGGGCATGGGTTGTACTTTGCGGAGAATCCTGATGTTGCCAGATCGTATAAAGATGTTTTAGCCCAAGGAAATTCTTGGAATATTGATGGCAAGAAATACCACGGGATGACAACGAGTTCTGATGCAACGGCTCATAATTATGCCGCCAACGCTCTTAGCAGGTTTGACGGCAATGTAGACGAGGCTATTGATTGGCTTGATGATTTTGGAACTGAAGCACAAGCAAAAGAAATACTAAAAAACGCAAGCTCTGTTTCTCCAAGTACAGGCTCCCTCTACAACGTAAACCTCAACGTAGACCCAGACGAGTTGCTTGATTGGGATGCTCCGCTGAGTCAGCAAAGTGAAAAGGTAAGAAACGCTCTCAGCGAGTATGAAAATTTGGCCTCGGACACCATAAAGCAAAGAGTGTTTAGCGGCGAGCTGTCCGATGGTTTTAATTTGGTAGAGAACGCTGATGGATTTGCTGCAATAGCCGATAACGATATGTTTCAAGAAGGCCAAAGGTTCTCAAACAGAGCGGATGCCGAGAAGTGGCTTTCCTCTAAGATTGATGAATATGCTGGCGGTAAAACAACTGGCAATATGATTTACCAACAATTAGTTGATGCTCAAGGCGGCGCTGATTATATCGGTGCTTCGTCTGCTTCAAATATGCTAAAAGATCGCGGAATTTATGGCATCAAATACTTGGATTCTGGTAGTCGAGATGCCGCAGAAGGCACAAGAAACTTCGTTATCTTCGATGACAGCCTAGTAGATATTAAGTCCGTCGAGTAATTACGCGAATTTATTGCATAGACGCGCATTTAAGACCCTTTGCGCGCAGTTAAGAATCTCGCAGTGAGATAACCCCATAGTTGGGATTTAGTGTTAGGAGTTAGCCAATGAAGTTAGAGCAGATAGCAGAACTGCTGCCGTATGCGAATCAGACAGTGCACCCTGCAAGGTTTGATGAGTGGCGGAACAGCCCGATTACCTTGGCGATGTTTGCCGAGATTACCGAAACCCTCCTTGATGACCTCGACTACACCCTACCAACCTCGTCAACCGACGATGCGTTGATTGTGGGGTATTTGCGTGACGGCGCGAAAGAGATGCTGTCCTCAATGCTTGAGTGGAAGCCAAGGAACCTAGCGGAGGATAGCGATGAAGATTAAACCCGTGGGCAATTACGTCCTGCTTAAACCAAAGATGATTGAGAAGCAGTCGGAGGGCGGAATTATCCTGCCTGAAGAACTGACTCAGAAGGAACAGATGGTGGAAAACACCGGCAAGATTGTTGCCTTTGGCCCTACTGCGTTCAAGCGGTGGAAGGGCTGCGAGTCTCCACAATGGATGGAGAAGGCTTGCAATCGTTACCCCGAGGTAAAGGAAATTGACGGCTCTTTTGAGCAGTTGTGCGATTTCTACCAATGGGAAGATCAAGAGTTCCCACCCTGGAAGCAATGGGGGCTAGATATTGGCATGACCGTGGAGCATCGGCGCTACGAGGCCAAAGACTCCGTGGTTAAGGACGATGACGGCCAGATTTATCGCTACATCCCAGACGTTGAAATAATCGGAGTGATTGAAGATGAGTGAAATAGCTGATTTCCCCTCGAATAACGAGGATGAGTACGTTGAACAGCCTGAACCACAGGTAGATATTGAGCAGGAAGCCCCTGAGACGCCCTCAGAGGGTCTACAAGAGGATTTAGACCCTGCCCAAAGGTTTGCCCAGACCCAAGAGCAGCGCGCCCGTGACAGCGGCTGGGTTGATCTGAGAGAGTGGGTGGATGCTGGAAAAGACCCTTCGGACTGGGTTCCGGCTGACCACTTTAACCTACGGGGTGAGTTTATTGGCAAACTGAAGGCCAAGGACGAAAAGTTGGAGCGTGAGCTGGCCGATCAGCGGGCTTTTATGCAAGCCCAAGCCCAAGCCAAGATTCAAGAGCTAATGAAACAGCGCAATGACGCGGTTTTGATGGGCGGCGAAGAGGCTATTACTGCTGTCAACGACATAGATCAGCAGATTTTCCAGCAACAACGCCATTTGCAACCGGCTCAGTCGCAAGAACCGCCTGAATTGGCTAAGTGGAACGCTGAAAACCCTTGGATATTCGAGAATACCCCCAAGGCAGAAGGCGCTAAGGCGGCTTTCAGGGCTGCTGTGGCTAGCGGGGCTTCTGTAACCGAGGCAATTGCTCAGGTTGACGGGCTTTACAACAACTCTCCGGCCTCAAACCCCCATAAACCGTCTGTTCCACAGGTGGAAGCGGGCAAAAACCGTGGATTCAAGGCGAAACCGTCCAAGAATCTCACGATGGCAGACGTAACACGCGAAGAATTGAAGATGCGCGATGCGTTTCCGACTTGGACTGACGAGCAATTCCTTAAAGCTGTTAAAAATTCGAGGGCATAACCATGACTGACAAAGAACCCAAGACACGGGGCCGTAAGCCTACCCGCAAAACCCCAGAACAGGCCGCAGCACAAGGCTTGGAGATGGGCAACGAGCGCGACCCTAACAAATCCACTCGCCCTCCACGCGTTCCTATGGGCGCTGGCAAGAATCTATCTATTCCTGCCAAGTACACAGCGGATAAAAACTACCGCTATTACTGGTTCATTGACGACCCGCGTAAGGTTGGACGAATCGAGCAGGCAGAGGCGGCTTATTGGGAGGTTGTGACAGATGACAGCGGCGCTCCGATCACTCGACCTTCTGGCGCTGGCAAAATGATTCTGATGAAGCTCCCGATGGAGTATGCGTTAGAAGATAAAGCTAGAAAGCAAGCAAAAATTCGTGCTAGAATGGCAGAAGAGTCTAAACTCGGCCCCAAT